GATGCCCTTCAGTACTTTTAGTAGTATGGCCCATCAAAATTTTACGGGCAAATCGACCAGTTTTAACTACATAAAAAACTTTAATTTTGCATCGTCCATTGGAACAGGTTCAGATTGGACTACCCAAGGTATTGTCGTTATAGATAATGGCACATCCGGTGTCTACGGGTTTGCATCATGTCCGTACATAAAAATTGCAGTAAATCAAGCATACACAGGTTATGCCGCGGGTCGTTTGTCGCAATCAGTTAAATTGTTTGCAAGTTCATATGTTTTGTCTTTCTGGGCAGCAGTTCGTCCTGGTGGGGCATATTACAATGCCGCCCATCAGGTTTCAGTTTTAATAGACAGTACAACCTATTTTACCTCTTCTTTTACTACATCCAATACTACTTGGACGCAATATTTTGTTTATTTTTCCGTAGCAACTGCAGGTGAACATACCGTCAGTTTTAATTTTACTACTGCCGGTAGCAACGATTCGTCCATCGGTATTACACAGGTATTAGTGAATAATTCGTTTGCAAATTATAATTTTGCCCTACCTTCTCAAGCATCCGTACCGAATTCCTTCACATATTATGGTGTGAATGGCGTGAACAATTGGAACAATACCGCGGGTATCAATTTTGTAGTATCGGCAAGTACCAGTGGTTTTGGGTATTTTACTACTTGTCCTTATGGACAATATTTGATCGCTCAATGTGGTGACACCACTACCGGTTATATTTCTCAAACTCTTTATTTATCTGCAACAACATACACATTATCGTTTTGGGCGGCAGTTCGTTCAGGGGGGCTGTACAATCCGGCACAACAGATCTCCGTTTTAGTAGACGATACAACCTGTTATACTTCTTCCTTTACTACATCCAATACGGCATGGACGCAATATACATTCGATTTTACGGTTCAAGTTACCGGATTACATACCATTTATATTAAATTTTTTACATCTATTATAGGTACACCGACGGACACATCCATCGGTATTACGCAAATTTCCGTGTATTATAACAACAATACTTATGGTAGTATTTTTAATTCGTTTATTCCGGCTCCGAGTAGCAGTGGTAATTTTACTAATACTCTCACTAACTATTCTGGTAAAATGTTAATTTTTCCTACGATCACCGACGGGAATCCATCTACCACGATTTTAACGGGTATTTATACGACAATTACAGGTATAACTGGTACGCAATCATTTATGAACGGTACTTATATAGCAACAGATTCGGGTAACTATGGTAGCGGGTGGACTGCATTTAATTTATTTAATAGTTCCACTGAATCAGGATTTCATTCACCATCTGCAACATATTCCGCTACAGATGGGACTTATACTGGGAGTAAATCACAAACAATTTCTGGTACAGTCGTTTTTGGTGAGTGGATGACTATACAATTTCCTTACAGGTTTGTCTTGACTAGTTATACTACGACGGTTAGATTTGGTTATGATGCGGTGCGTGCTCCGAGTACTTGGAAGGTTGGTGGATCGAATGATGGTACCACATGGACCCTATTAGATACACGAACGAATATTACGACAGGAGTTAATACATTCTCAGTGTCTACAACAACTCAATATTCTTATTATGTAATAGTTATTTCAAAAATAACCGGATTAGATGGTTTTTTGAATCTTGCAGAATGGACTCTGTATGGAACGAAAACGATTGATGTAACTATACCGTCCATTTTGAGTTATCAACTTACGAATTCTGCCTTGGATAAATTACGCGGTTTATATGCCTTTCGCCAGTGTATATTTACCTATACTGGACCAGTGGTCAATGTGCGAAGAGCAAGTGACAGTGCATCCTCTGACTTTTATGCAGATTTATCTGGAAATATTGGTCAAGGTGTGGGAGGGACGGGTACTACCCTGTTGCTGTGGTTAACATCTACAACGGGTTATGTAACAAAATGGTATGATCAATCGTCTCAAGCAAATCATCTGGTTCAGGCCACTACTGCCAATCAACCTCAAATTATACTGAACGACTGGGGAGGAATTTGTCTGTATTTGAATATAGTAGCTGGAACCAATGCGTCGCAATTGCAAACCATAAATAATATGTTCAGTACATCTACCGTAACCGACGCTCATGTATTTTGCAATGCAAAAGCACTTTCTTCTCTTGACAATATTGCATTTAGTTTAAATTCTCCCGTTTCTTATGGTACAAATAGATTTGGCGTTACTTTGCCTTGGTCGGACGGAAGATATTATTTTGATACTGGAGATACTTATGTTCGAACTGCTTCTTTGTCAAATATCGTAGTCCCTGGAACAAAATCATATTTCAGCGGTTATAAACAGAGTAGTACAACCAGTCAAGGTTTCAACATAAATAATTATACACAAAGTACTGCTTCAAATCCCTCGGCAACTGTAAGTTATTTGGGATTGAATTTTTCAGATGGTACTAATAAAACTAACCATTACATGTATGCGTTTGCGGTATTTTCGAAATCACTCTACAATAGTGCGGATGAAAGATTTTTAATGAATTATTTTAAAGTATATGTACCTGCTCAATATGCGGCACTGTATGCTATATATAGTAATAAGATACCGTGGGGTATTTATGATGCAGACAAATGGAATTCTTCGACAAATGTACTTCCTGACATAAGAGGATGGAGTCGAGATGCTACATCTGCTGGAACTATTACAAAGGGAAGGGGGGCGGGTAACGGTGCGACTAGTGCAGTCGCCTATATTACTGGTAATACGGGTTCTACATTAACTTGGCCGAGTGGAAGTATTCCTACAAATTTTACAATTTGTTCGGTGACAAGATATACTGGCGGTACAAGAAGGCGTTTATTAAATGGTACTTCAAATTGGCTTCATGGACATTGGAATGGTCAACGCGGAGTTTGTCATTACGATAGTTGGAAAACAAATTCAACAGGTGTTGGAACATTGGATAATTGGCTCGTATGTTGTGGTAAAAATAGCGGATCTACACCCAATAACATATTAATTGATGGTGTTGCGTCAGGCACGGCGACGGGCGGTGCAAGTAATCAACAGCTTTTCGTAAATACAGGAGGAGGAAATTACGGTGAAACAACCGATTTTCAACTTTCTTATTTGATTATTTGGGACCAGATTTTGACTGATACTGAGATGGTTACGGTTTCAAATGCATTGCTGTATTATTTGTCTTCCGGTATACCTTTTGAAATTCCTTTAGCTTATGACGGTTTGACCGCGGCGACTGCTGCACCTTCGGCAGCCTTTTTGACGACTAGTAGTACTACTAATGCCAGCAATGGGGTTTATTGGATTAATTTACCCACGGTAGGCCCTACACAGGTATATTGTATATTGGATTACGCAGTAGATGGGGGTGGATGGATGATGGCCATGAAAGCGACACGCGGTACGACTTTTCCATATAGCTCGTCCTACTGGACAACCAATAATACCTTGAACCCTAGCAACGCGAACAGAAACGACGGCGATGCGAAATTCAATACGATGAATTATTGGCCAGCAACAGACATGTTGGCATTGTGGCCAGATATTACTACTGTAGGTGGTACTCTGAGTTTGTCGAGTTATGGGTGTTGGTGTTGGTCAAAAAATAGTGTGGTCGGTTCCCAACCACTCATCAATTACTTTAGTACTGCTTCAAATGTAGTTTTTGATAGCAACCCTCGTGCAGGCAAAGAAAGAGGTTCCGTGTTTAGTAGTCAAGGAGGTAACCAATTCTATGGTGTAAACTATACTCAACGCGGTGGTGATGAAGTTCGTTGGGGATTTGCGTGGAACAATGAAACTGACTGGGGTTCCAACGATGTTAGAGGAGGTATAGGACTTGCGGCCAACGCCTATTCAGCAGGTGATAATATTGGATGTTGTGAAAACCAATATGGTATTAATCGAACCGCCAGAGTGGAGGTTTATGTTCGTTAGTTCGAATTTTCTACTGTGCCGTTTTTAGTGATGTGGCTGGATTTTTTGTATTATAAATTTATTGTACAGTAAAGTGTTGTATTTCAAAGGCTAAGTATTAATATTAAAATAAAATTGTTAATATTAATATATTAGGTGAGGGTCGATGCCTTTTAATATTTTCAATAGTTTAGGTCATCAATGTTTTAATGTTAAACCATTAATTCCAATAAAAATCGCGTTTTCTAATTATACAAATGCAGTATCCAATGGTTCTTATACAATTTTTTCTTATAGAACAGTTGGAACATATAACAATGCAATTACAATTACAGGACAGAATCCTTCGGCGCCTATGAATTTACAAATTTTTGCAATTGGTGGTGGTGGTGCTGGTGGTTCGTCTCGTGATAGTGGTGGAGGAGGTGGTGCAGGAGGATTAGTACAAAGTAATTTGAATATTACAGGTGATGATACAATTTCACTAACGGTTGGTGCTGGGGGAACATTCAGTGCGGCTACAAACAGTAGTCTTGATGGGGGGAATACCTTGGTTACATTTACAGCGACTTCAAGTAATAGTATCACCGCTTATGGTGGCGGGGGGGGAGGAGGATTTGGAGGTAGTACCGGTTCCTTTACAGGAAGAAATGGTGGATGTGGTGGTGGTGGAACAATAGATCGAAGCTCTGGTACTGCTTCCGGTGGTACAGGCGTGTCAGGTCAGGGATATGCGGGCGGTTCGGCAACTTCTAACGGTGCTGGTGGAGGTGGTACTGCTAGTGCAGGTGGTGCCGCTTCAGGAAATGGTGGAAATGGCGGTGACGGGAAACAGATTTCGTTAAGTATGTTTACAGGATCTGTTTATGCAAATTATTATTGGGGAGGCGGAGGAGGAGGAGGAGGAGATTATAGTGCGGGCGGTAATGGCGGTAAAGGCGGAGGTGGCGGGGGCACACCTGGTAATGGTGGTGCTATAGGATTGGGTGATACAAACGGAATTAGCTATGGTAATTATGCGGCTCGGTGGGGACCCTCTTCTGCCAACTTTACACCGAATGGCGGTGCAAATACAGGTGGTGGTGGTGGTGGAGCTGGTCAAGATGATCAAAATACGGGTTGGTCGGTTGGTAGTGGTGGTTCTGGTATTATATTGATTGCTGTACCTACTTCATATTTGAATACGGGAGTTGTTACTATACAAGCAGGAGTATTGGATAATTTATCGACTTCTACAAAGGCAGCAATGATCGGCATTTATGCCCTAAAAAGGTGTTTTTTCAATTATACGGGACCTATGGTAAGATTGACAAGAGCAAGTGACAGTGCGGTTGCCGATTTTTATGCAAGTCCGACAGGGGTAATTGGAACCTCTTATGATGGCGGCGGAACATCCTTATCCACTTGGTTAACATCCACTACTGGGTATGTAACGATATTTTACGATCAAAGTAGTAGAGGTAAACATTTATATCAAACAACTAACACTACTCTTTCTACAAATCGGCCCTATATTACATACGACGCAAATAATGTGGCATGTATTTATTTTGGTGGAACTTTTACCGGATCAAGTATGCAATTGTCTAGTCAAAAATCAATATGGCCTTATACTACTACTTCGAATTTCCATGTACATTTTGTTTCTACTTCCATAACTTGGACGAATAATGATATGTGGTCATTGAATGATATTACGGTTGAAAGATGTTTTGGTCACTGTCCATGGTCGGATGGTAATTGGTATTTTGACGCACCTAGTGATGTCAGAGTTTATCTGACCCAGCCAGTAGCCGTTAATACCAAAGCTTACGCAAGTTATTATAGATCAAGTGCTACTGCTTTGAATGGTATCAAAGTGAACAGTACATACGGTTCAGTATCAAATACACCAAAACCAACGGTAACCGTAAATATAACTGGAATTCGTTTGAACGCTGATCAGGTCGCCGATCATAATGTATATTCTTATTGTGTTTTTTCCATACCTCTTTATAATACAGCCGATGAAACATTACTTAATAGTAGCTTTTAACCTCTATTCTGGGAATTAGCCAAGAATAGAGATTAATTACCGAAATACTCAAAAAAAGAAAAATCAACAAAATAATTCCTCTATTTTGCTCCCCGTCTCCTCCTTATTATATATAACCAACCGTTCTCGAATCAGGGGATCGATCATGCCACCAAAGAGTCCCGTCACATGCTCTATCATCCCGGGTGAATTATAAATGCACATCTTGGTCAAAAGACTCGCGTATCTCGTGCGACCTTTCATGCATTCGTTGCAAAACAGTTCAATCGCAGCCCGGTACCTTTCTGCCGCCGTAATCGTAAACGAGTTCAAATTCACATGTAGTTCGAACTCCCCGTAAGTTTCGATGCAATGCTGAAAAACCGACATCACATATTTCACAATCATTTGGTAGTTGTCGGGATTACCATACAACTTGAACATGGTGTAATCAAAATACACGCGATTTGTGTTGGGTACCAGATAAACGGTTTTTTCGATGAGTCGACCGATATCGAATTCTTGACTGATCTGGGCGGCGCAGTCCATCTTCTGTTTGCTCTTAAAAAATATATTTTTGCTGTTTTTGGAGTAATAGGTATTTTGAAATTGCTCGACCTCTTTCAATAAATTATTTTCGGACATTCAGACAATGCCAATTTTTATAAAGTATAAAATCAAATTTTTATATTTTATCGTACTAATTATTTATGCCGAGGGCTCCTCTACTGGCACATCCTCGGTCACGGATTCGTCCGCAACCGACACCGGGTCCGTTAGTGTCACCTCGGGTAAGGGCACGACCGCCTCGGCCACGCTCGCGGGCACCAAGACCTCGGTTTTCTCTAAAAGCGACTTATTGACATCCATCGTAAAGGTCTGCAACTTCAACAGGGCATTCTTCATCGTCTCAATCTCCGAAGCCAACATCTGAAAACGGTTGTTGATCTCGTCCACAAAGGCGTTGAACTCGGCCGGCACAATGATCCCGGCGCTCTCCTCACCCTCAACCTGACCCTCACCCTCATCGCCCTGCTGCATCATCATGGGCGCAGGGTTCTCTTTCGTCTCCTTCATGAAAGCCTCTAAAGTAACCAGGCGGCGGTCAATGACCGAAATCACCTGGGGCAAAGTGAGACCCGACGAACCCTGTGATGCAGGTGCAGCAGCAGTGGGAACCGGCGTAGTAGGTTTTATGCCCGCGCGACGAGCTTTAGCAGCAGCATTAGCATTATTCATTTCGAATATGTAATATGTTAAAAATAAACATATTATATTTAAACGGATTTCTCCGAAAATATTATTTACGCCTTCATAATCATTTTAATCGCCGGATGCGATTCGTACGGTATTGTCCAAGAAATATCGTCTAAACTGTAATCGTCAATGGACTCGTGGACCGCGGTAATTTCGATTTTGGGGAAAGCCATCGGTTCCAATTTGATCTGTTGTTTCAGAGGCATGATATGCTCCTTGTAGATGTGACAATTTCCCAAGAAATGAATGAATTCGTCAGCCTCTAAACCACAGTGTTTGGCTAAAATATGCGTCAGCAAACTGTAAGAGGCAATGTTAAAAGGCACGCCCAGACCCACATCACCACTACGTTGATAGAGTGCGCACGACAAATATTTGTTCTCTCTCACATGGAATTGGGCCAAAATATGACAGGGCGGCAGAGCCATGTAATTGAGTTGACAGGGATTCCATGCGGTCATGATCATACGACGCGAAGTGCGCGTTTCCGGATTCTTCAAGGTTTCGATGATTTGTTCCAGTTGATCGATACCTTCTCCCTGGTAACACTTGGTTGAGTCGGCATATTCTGCGTTGAAATGGCGCCACTGAAACCCGTAGATCGGCCCCAAATCCCCCTCTTCCAAATAATAGAGACCGCGGCTATCCAAAAACTCGCGGCTGGAATTCTGATCCCAAATATGCACATTCTTCTCCTGTAATTCTTTGTTATTGGTCGCCCCGCGAATGAACCAGAACAGTTCTTCGAAACACACGCGCCAGGCCAATTTTTTGGTGGTCAAAATGGGTATGGTCCCGTCCCTCAATGAAAAACGCATGCTGTAGCCAAATTTAGTGAGCGTGTCGCCGTTTCTGCCGCATTCGTCGTAACCGGTATTGATGATTTCGCGTATCAGATTCATGTATTGGGTTTCTTCGTGAAAAGCGGGCTCGGCTTTGGTAGGATCATTCGGTACATTTGATTTTTTGGTTTCGTTTGGTATTGTTTCGACTAACTGCAAGGAGGGGGTGCCAGCAGCAAAGGCGGGTATATTGTCATTTTTATCGGCAATCGTGATAAAGCTGAACCTGGCCCTATTATTGGGTGAATATTTGATGGGTGCAGCGTCATTGTCTTTAGGAGGCACCATAGATAACGCTGCGGGAATCACATCCACTGGCTCCGCCAAGGCGGTTTCACACATTTCTTTCAACTTGAGGGCCGAAGAACTTTTATCTGTGCGCGATTGCGCGATTTCTTTCATTTTTTCCATGATGGATTTGCGTTTAGGGATTTCGTTCACTTTGCAGGCATCCGATAATTTTCGCGCGGGCGATTCCTCCATGTCTGAAACGGGCTTATTTGCGAATGTACGAAAAGCATTTACCACAGTGTTTTGTTTCATTGTATCCTGCACTTTATCCTTCAAGTCTTGTTTTTTGTCGAAAACGATGTTGATGTTGTTTGTTTCTTGGTACAGGGTTTTCTGTTTTCCTCCGAATTTTTCTTTGATTTGTTCCCAGTAAGACAAACTATTCTTTTTAGCGGTTTCGAATTTTTTTTCCACTACAACAATATTATCTGTATCCATCGGACTTTCTGATGTCACCGTGAATCTTTTTTGGATGTTTTCCGGAGAAAAATTTTTATTGGACAAGGTATTTCTAATTTTGTTTTCTAAAATATTTTTATTCATCTCAACTATACTATAATTTAACCTCTATATATTTTTTCTATCCAAAACTATATAGAACCTATAATGGATATTTTGCAGGAAGCCAAAGATTTATCCAAAAAATCTTTTATAAATCATGTATTTTCTTCTACCGATGAAGACAAGGCCGAACTGTTGAATATTGTCCAATATGCGGTTCTCGGATTTATTCCGGTCGTCATTTTGAACAAAACGATTCAACGATTCATTCCTGAGGCGGACCCCGACAAATCTAGTTTAGAAATAATCATCGAAATCCTGATCCAGATGATTGTGATTTTCTGTGGTATCATTGTCATTCACCGTGTCATTACTTTCTTCCCGACTTACAGTGGATTCAAATACGAGAACATGGTGTTGACCAATGTTATTTTAGCCTTTTTGATCATCGTGCTCAGCATCCAGTCTAAGATGGGCATCAAGGCCAACATCATTGTTGACCGTATTAGCGAGTTGTGGAACGGGGGTGAGCGCGACGACGACAAGAAGAAATCGGTGAAAAACGGCGTGCGTGTGAGCACGCCCATGGGTGGACATGCTCCCAGCCAGGCCGATTTTTTGGATAATGTGATGATGCAGGGTGGCGTGTTTCCTCCCGCGCCGACCGCGGTAAACAAACCGGCGCGCGCTTCCATTGCCGAGGGCTACGATTACATGATGCGTAATGATGGTGGTGCCAGCGATTACGCTTTGCCCACGGGTCCTATGGCAGCGAATTCGGTTTTGGGCGGGTCATTTGGTTCCGCTTTTTAAGCAGAAGCGCTATAAATCATTTTTTTGAAAACTGATTTATATCAAAGTAAATTAATAATCGTTACATACATTACGCACAGTTTCTAGGAGCATAAACACAAACCCACTTACCGTGCTCATTGCCGTTCCATTCAAGTTAGGATCGTTCGTGTACAGCTCATAACGAAAAATCGGTGTAGGCAATTCTTTCGAAAAAATGTTATACAACACCAAATCGCCGTCAGAAATGAGATTGTTTGATTTTTCATTTTCTTTCAAAAATTCGTACTCGATTTCGTCTGAAGTTTTCGGCAAGTTGGAATAACTCAACATTGAAAACTTCAAACTCTGTGCATCCGAGAAGACAACCTGTAGAAAAGCGTGAACATCATTTACATTATTACAGTAGAACGAATACTCCTTTTGGCGAGTCGCTCTATCCTGGCACTCTCCACGAATCGCATAAGTATCCAGCGTATGATCATAAAATACATAACAGTACTTTCCGACTGCAGTATCGTAGAACTTTACAACGAGAGCATCGGTCGACATGATGATAATAACATTACCCTGATATATTTAAATAGTTTGTAAAATATATTAATGGTCCCGAAACCCAGATAAAAGGATATCATGATCCCTTGTATCTATGAAAATCGAGAAAATTTTTTATATTAATTTAGAACAACGCATCGACCGAAGACAGGCGATTGAGAACGAATTGGGGACCCACGGATTTGTAGATTACGAGCGCTTTCCGGCCATTTATCACCCCACAATTGGCGGGGTGGGCTGTGGGCGGTCTCATGTCGGGGTTCTCCGTTTGGCCAAAGAGAGGGGGTACCAGCGCATCATGATCCTCGAAGATGACTTCATGTTTACTGAGTCGGCGGAATTTACCAAGAATTCACTTTTGAAAGTGGAGAACCTTGACTTTGATGTGTGCCTGATGTCCTATCATCTGTTGGATTCTGAAGCATGTGACCACGAGTCTCTGATTAAAATACGCAAAGCCCAGACCACTTCTGGTTACATTGTGAATCAACACTATTACGACAGATTGATTCAGGTTTTCGAAAAGGCGGCCCAAAGGTTCGAAGAAACCAACCATCATTGGCTGTACGCCATTGATATTGCTTGGAATATTCTACAGGATATGGATACCTGGTACGGGTTCTCGCCGAGGTTAGGAAAACAACGACCCAGCCACAGCGACTGTAGCAATACATTCAGTGAGGTAGACTGGTAGTATCGATGTAATTTCCGAAACGAAACGGAAGAAAATTGAATTTTTCAAAACGATTTAATGTTATCAATATAATCATACAAGTATATTGATAATGGATCCTGGAGTGAAAACCGTATTGCTACAGGGTGATTGTTTACTTCAACTCGAAAGTTATCCGGATAATTCCATCGATTGTGTCATTACCGATCCCCCCTATTTTATTGACGGACTCGACAACAAATGGAGTGCCAAAACCGTGGCCGAATCCGCCCCCAACAGTCACATCAAACATCTACCCAAGGGCATGAAATTTGATAAAAAGCAGGTGAAGGATCTCTTTGATTTTTATCTGAAAGTGTCTCGACTCTTGTTCCAAAAAATGAAACCAGGCGGTTATTTCCTCTCCTTTTCGTCGCCCCGACTCTATCACGCCATTGCCATGGCCTGCGAGATTGCCGGGTTCGAAGTTCGCGACATGATCAACTGGGTCTACACTCAGAGTATGCCGAAGGGTATGAGTGTGAGTCATCTCATTGACAAGCTGAAGATTGAACCCGAAGAACGCGAGGCGCTGAAAAAAGAATACCAGGATTTCAAAACCCCCATGATCAAATCATGCTGTGAACCGATCTGTGTGGCCATGAAACCGACGGATGGTACCTTTGTGAATAACGAACTCAATTTCCGCACGGGTCTCATCGATTTCTCACACAAGGTTGGTATCGACAGCTCGAAAGTTCCGGCGAATATTGTCACGACCGAAGAATTCCACGAAGTCTACGACAAAAATTTCCTGATCGATAAACCCAAAAAGGGGGAAAAGGGGGAGGACAACACGCACCCTACGGTCAAACCCGTGAAACTCATGGAACATTTGATTCAAATATTCTGTAAAAAGGGCGCGACGGTTCTCGACCCTTTCATGGGAAGCGGCACGACCGGAGTAGCTTGCAAACAGACCGGTCGCGGATTTGTAGGAATTGAACTGAATCCGGAATATTTCACGATTGCGCAGAATCGTATCGAACTGGCTACCCGTCCAACTTAGGCACAAAATCCATATTCTGCAACATCTCCAATTTCTTGACCGACTGAGCAAAAGTGTTCTGTGAATCCAAATTCTTGAACAAATATTCCGTGTTGGGACTGTGTTCATTCTTTTTTATTTGTTTGTAAATGAGATGTATTTTTTCGGTTACCACTTCGATCATGGTCTTGTCGGAAATGAGTTCGACATGGCTAGGTACAGGTTCGGTCAACAGTTCTACCGCAAAATACAGCAGATATTTTCTTTTTTTGCAGCATCCTGTGGTATATTTGATGCAAAACAATGTGATTAATGATGACATTATGCTATCAATGAATGGCCCCATTTTTTTACCGTAATGAATCATAACATCCCAAAACAGCCAAATAATGTCCATCTGATACTTGTTCTCCACATTGTACTTTCGTCGTTCGCAAAATACGGGCTCCTTACGGTTTTTACAGATCAGATCGAATTCAATGATCCATTCTATCCAGAAACAGGCGGAGGTCATGTTTTTTTTATCAGACGATACATGGTATGCGAATTCATTCACAGCAATAAATAACTCCTTTGGGTCTTTGGGTAAAAAAATGTCGTCGACAAAATGTGTGCTGGGTGCTTTGAGACGATCCGACATTTGGGTAATATCGAATTCTTCCACACGATCGATTTTAATGGTTTCGAAACTCTGTTTTTTGACCGAACTCGAAAGAACCACAATGATCTCGGCGAACAATTTGCGTATGGTTCCGTGGTTACGCAATTCGTAATCGTTGATAAAAAATCCCTGTTGAATGATATTTCTGAAAACGGTATATCTTTTTTCTAAATAAACGGCGATTTTAGGGTTACCGATATGAATATGTTTTCCAAAATAATACAAAATACATTCCCAAATGTCGGTAAAATGGCCGGCACACAACAGTTCGGCGCACCAATAACAGGCGGGTTCGATTTTTCCTTTTGTCATGGCTTCAATGAATTGGTTTTTGACTTCCAATTTTTTATATTCGGAAAAAGAAAATCCCTTGAATTGGGAAGGAATCCGGATATCATTGATCATGGTATTATCTGGTACGGAAACACTCATATACAAAGGTAGGTGGATTTTTATATGTTTATTTTTACTAACGCCAAATTTTACTCTGTAATTACTCGGGGCACCACATTGATGGTTTGTAGCTCCTGAAACAGAAGCTTGTTGGCATAAGGCATTTCAACCAAGGCAAAGTCCGTCTTGTTGCCGCAGGTGCGACACAGATGTACCGAAAAGTCGTTGTTGGTGTACATTTTATTTTTGTTGCCGTCATTGAATGCAGCCATCATACCGCATTTCTTACAAACATGCACTGTGTATTTGTCAGAAACATCAAAGAGTCTTTCGCGCGTAAACTTGGTCATACCGTGCGAACACAAGACATCACGCTCCATCTCTCCAATACGGAAACCACCATCGCGACTTCTGCCTTCCGCGGGCTGATGCGTCAAATTCACCATCGGGCCAATCGAACGACTGTGTTGCTTGTCATTCACCATGTGCTTGAGTCGTTGGTAATACACGGGACCGAAATAAATACTCATCTCCATCTGTTCCCCCGACATACCATTGTACATCACTTCGTTGCCGTAACTCTCGTAACCCAACTTCTGTAGTTCCTCTGTGATGGTCTTGACATTCAAATCTCCGAAACTGGTGCCGTCACCAAACATTCCGAGTTCCAAAAGTACCTTGCCCAACAGCGTCTCCTTCAATTGTCCAATCGTCATGCGGGAAGGAATTGCATGCGGATTCAAAATAATGTCGGGACGGAGTCCGTCCTTGGTAAAAGGCATGTCGCGCTCAGGAATGATATTACCGATGGTACCCTTTTGCGCACTGCGTGATGCGAACTTATCACCCAGTACCGGCTTGCGGAAAGTGCGCACGCGTACCTTGGCGAAATTATATCCGTCACCGTTTCTGCCCGTATAATTCTTGTCAATGTAGGTTTCTTCGGTGGTACGGAAACTCTTGCTCTGGTCCTCGTACTTGATGGTCTTGGTCGGATCGTTGCGATTCTCCTTGATAGGAATAATTTTGGCAATGATAATGTCGCGATTCTCGACCAGCGTGTTTTCCTCGATGAATCCCTGGGGATTCAACTTGTCGTAATTTCCGTACTTGATGGATCGAGTCTTGGTCGGATCCGGCTTACACCGGATAATCTCGTCGCGAATGATGTTCTTGTCCTCGTCCTTTTCGGTGTGATA